CTTGTATCGTATGGATACAATGTGATTGAAGCACGACCATAGCAACCTGAGTAGAACTCGCTGGTGTCAATGATTGGGTTCAAGTCTTGGTCAACAATGCCAGGTTTCTCGTTAGAGCTGGCGTTGATAAAGTAGTGACCTGCGTATGCTGCGTCATCTTTCTCTGCGTCACCGTCACGTAAGCCGCCTTTAAGGAGCTTAGGAATAGAGCCACCCCATACAGCTGCGTTAGCTGTCTTGGTATCTTCAAAGGCCTTCTTAAAACGATTGACAGTATCTGTATCTGATTTTGGGATCAGGATAGAAACAGAGTACTTTAATGTGCCGTTTGGTGTCTCAGCTGGCTGGAACACATTGGCGTAGGAGAAACGTACTTTACCAGTTACAAACTTGGTTTTGATTGATTTTGTTGCCATGATGATTAAATCCTTTTTAACATTAAGACTGGTCTTCAGTAGGTGCCAGTCTGTCTAACCTTTTACTGTTGTTACTAATACGCAAATCTGCTGTTTTACTATTTCACATTGTGAAATACTTAGGCGTCGTACAAAATGCCCAATTCACCTAATGCTTGCTTCATTGCCAGTGCCTTAATGAAGTCGTGATGGTAATCCTTTTCATGTAGCAGATCCGGCTCTTCGGCAATAATATCAAGTATCTCCTCGATGGATTCGCGTATTTGACAAACCCCTTCTCGGTATCCACTCCCTGGCAGTGCGTTAAAATCTTTAATGTATGTATCTATTAAAAGGTCCGGAATGTCAAATTCTGAACCATAGCACGCTACCTGCATACTGACTCCTTATTATATTTTTAATGCGGCCAATATCAATCCAATGTTTCCTATTACATAACCAATAAAAGACAGGCCAAAGCCTATCTCGTTGTTTCTAAAAAAGTTTACGGCAACGATGAAGTATACGATTGCAATAAATCCCATTAGCCAGGTGTTCATTTAAAGTCCTCCGTGGCGTCTTCTTTTGCCTTGATTAGCTTTGGCTCGCCGTCTGGGCGCTGGATCAAATTACCCAGCCATGCAGCTACTTGCCCCTTTGGTCCTAGCTTTTCCAACGTGGCGATCGATTTGAGCTTTGGAGCCTCCCAAATGATTTGTGGGTCCATACCCTTCTCGACCAAAACGGTGGCCGCTAAGGCCGTGTCAGAGATCTTACGATGGGTTTTTGTGGTGCCCAGCTTGTAACCGGGTGGCACAATGTTCTCATTAATTGCCCTGGTTAGTGCATACTCTTCGACATCATTCACCCAGGTACGTAACTGCTGCGCTTTGGAGAGTACTAGACTAAACTCATCACTGTCTAGTAACGCTGGCGCTTTGAACTCCTGGCGAGCGAGCTCTGTATTGAAGTCACTACGCGCTCGGCATTGCGCTTTTGCTTTGCAGAACTGGCACCACTCTCCTGGGAGGAATTCTCCTGCGCCGCTCCATGCTTTTTTCGCTTTTGGTTTGACGAAATAGTTGCCCCAATCAACGAGCTTAGCGATGGATGTCCCATCAGATGATATGCTGTCCAAGCGAGGCTGGTGGATTGTGTACGTGACTTCCCTAATTTCTGGATACTCGTCCTTAAATTTGCTATATGCTCCGAGAGCGTACAATCGTAATTGGGGGTTGTCCACTGCGTAGACGGGGACTCCTTTTCCAAACTTAAGGTCGATGACTCGAATGGAATGCTTAGAAAGTATAACCACATCGGCTGTACCAAAACCATCAGGGACGTAATCACTAAAGTCCACACGTTGCTCAAATAGAGGTGTATCCCCTTCACCGATCTGAGAGCGAACGTATAAAACGTAATTGTCGACGTTAGCCTCGAAATCGTCTCGTTCATCGGGTGTGTAGTTTTGGTAGATTGGGTGCGTCTTGATGATTTCATATTCTCTTTCATATTCGTCATGTCCTATTTGGCCGTATTGTAAACGCAGACGAATCTCAGATAATGAGTGCGCCAGTGTACCTTCTGCAGAAAAGTCTATTCCACCGGCACCACGTTTTTGTTCTGGGATTGTTGCTTCTAGCCTAGCGCTAGGTGTGCAGGAAAGCCATCGTTTGGATCCTGATGCGCTGAGGAGGGCATGTGCTGTCATTTTAGCCTTTTTAGTCTGGTTAGTTGTATATTTACTAATACGCAAAAAGCCACCTTTTAGGTGGCTTTTTTGTATAAAACTGAAAAAATAAAAACTTATTCTTTAAGGGCGGCAATCAATTTTGCTATTTCACCATTAAAATCTACCGCAATTTCTTGCTTAATATCTGCTTTGATCTCGCGATTGTCTTTGTAGTCATCGGGGTATTGTCCTCGGAGCGCAATTTCTGCGATCCTGGAGTTAAATGCTTTGTTGTCTACGTTGGCTAGGAGCATCATCTCCCAGTAAGACTGGCCATATACTGTTGCCATATCCATAGTTTCTGCAAACAATGGATCTTCTTTTTTCCATTTAGCTGCTGTGGCGCGGCTAATACCAATAGCTGCGTACATAGACTTTTGGGACGCGCCTTGTTTACCGAGCTCTAAAACGGTCTTTGCCATTTCCTCAGTAAATAGTTTTTTGTTTGGTGATGGTTTTTTGGTTGCCATTATTTTGTCTTTGCTGTTTTAGCAGACTCTTTAAATGCCTTAGCTGTGGGCGCGCCTTTGGTACCAGGTTTGCGCATCTTTTCGCCGGAACCTGCTTTTATGCGAGCTTCTTTAGCGTGTATATTGGCATATAGGCCAGGTTTAGCTGCCATAAAATTCCTTGTTGTTATTGGTGCTGAAGGTCAGACTCGAACTGACGTACCTTTCGGGGCTGCTTACAAAGCAGCTGCAATTGCCACTATGCGACTTCAGCTAAATAGCCTGGATTCTATGATGGCTCCAGGGGGCCATTAGCTTTCTTTACAGCTAGGGGTGTCATCCCGACAAGCCCTTATATCTACTAATACGCATTTACTAACAAAATCGCCCTAGTCCGGAATAATGATTGTCTTCTTAGGTTTTGATGGTGGCGTTTTGTTAAGCGCTCCATGCAGGTGGGGCATTACATCATTAAGCATCATCTTGGCCATTGCTGCAGCCTTTTCTTGGTGCTCTACTTCTTGCATCGCCGTTGTCATCTTGGATTTGCGTTCAACTTCTTTAATGATGTTGTTGCTAATGCCTGCGCTTTTAAGCAGCTGTTTGAGGTTCACTTGGTGTCTCCGCGTTTGCGTTCAAGGCCTCAATTTGTGGTGCACATTGAGCTTGAATGTTAGCGATTAAGTTTGCCCAGGCCATGACCGGAGTTTGTAATGGTGTGTTCATCATATTGATGATGCCATTAACATCTTTAACGCTATACTTCAATGAAACAATTTTATCCGCTAATGGATCTACTTCTTGTGCTGCTACGTCGACTGTATCAGTCATTTTTTACTTCCTTTCTTCTTGGGTTGATTAAATACTGCTGCAAATACTTCATCTCGTCGTGCCAATTTTTCAGGATCCGTGCAGTACTCATCGAGCTCAAACACGCGGCACATCATATCCATTAACTTACGAAACTTTAAATCTCCTAGTACCCTAATGCCTTCCATGTAGTTAAACGCTTCATCAACTGACATTTCCTGGGGTCCATCGTAATACTCTTCAGCAAACAATTTTAAATCATCCATCGTTTGCCACGCTTGATAAATTGCTTGCTCTAAATCACAGTACGTATACTTTTTCATTGGTCACCTAAAGGAATAGGACTTACCACCACGCGGGGTTCGATATAAACAACCTTCGCTTTGCCACTTTTGGGATCCACGCACTGCACCCATGTGCCGTCTGCGCTTGCTGGTGAATATAATCCATTAGGATCAGCTTGGGGTAACACATAAGTATTGCCATTAAATGGGCGCTGTGGCATTTGTGGGTTTGTGTACTGTGTTGCGTAAGGCAAACCATAACCTACTGAGTTACACACCTTGTGGAACTTGCCATTCATATCCACAGTATATGTTGTTGTGGCAACAGCTTGGTCACGTATCTCTAAAATGTCCTTCATCATGCGCTTTTCAGCAAAGTTGGTAATGGCTGGCATACCAACAGCCTCTACCGCTTGAAGGCTCATTTGCTCTTGGGCACGACGCTCTTTAGCTGAGCTACTATCATCATCTTGACATCCAGCCAATACTGCTACGGATAACAAAGTTAATATGGCTAACTTTTTCATTTACCACTCCTTAATTGATTGTAAAAATTACGTAAGTTCGCTGGCATCTTATCTTCGGGATAAACAGAAAAACGATGCAAAATAATAGCACGAAGTGCTTGCTTATGGTCTGCATCTGCATTCATGTATTCCATCTGCAAGTTTTCTAAATCTCGTACCATTCCATCGTTGTACTGTTGTGATTCATGGAATACTTTATTATCTGTGGCCATATATTTAGGTGCAAAATAGTCATACGACAACCAGCCTAAATAAGAACAACCCGCAATAACTAAAATAAACGCAATAATACCAAACACACTTGCAAATACTGCTTCAAAAAAATCTCTCATTTTTTCTTTTTCGCCTTTTTAATTTCTGTTTCAAAGTTAACACTAAACCAGGAGCCCACAGTTTTAATCGCCGGTAGTAATTCTTTCCATGCTGCTACATCATCTTCGTGCCACGCGTCTGGGTTTTTAAGCATACCAGAGACACTAACATAGCTTTCTGCTAGTGTGGCCCTGACAATCTCATCAGCAAAGTCGTCATCAATTTCGATCTTCATTTACCACACTCCTCATCGTGTCTTACACCGGTTGGGTTGACACGCTTTTCAATTTCTCGATCGATGTACCAACGTGCTTTTCTTAAATCTTCTATTGCGTCTTTCTTTAAATCACATCGCCAGATATACTTTAATGCGTTGCCTAGATTAAAGCTCATGTGTTCGGTGATCTGAATACACTCAATGCCTGACGGGTGATCTGTGTAATGCTTAGGATGATTGACTGGATCTTGCACTTCTCATCTCCTGTAGTTGTTTTTCCATGATAAGTGTTTCCTCCATGCTGTCACAAACCCATATTCCCAATAAATCTTGATATATGCTTGTGTCAAGGTCTTCCACACCGGTAATTGTTTCCATAACATATTTGCCCTTGTATTTATGCTCTACAATAAAGTTCATAAATTCAATTCCTTTTTAATAAACTCAACACCCTTAGAAAAATGATAGCGCCAATATTTTTCTGTTACCTCAACGTCCAAGTGTGTCAAACCTTCTAAAAACGCCTCTAAAATAAACTGCTGCTTGGCTGGTAACTTATCAGCTATCAGTCTTTTAACATCCATAATATCTTCCAAGCTCCACGGAAGATAAGCCTCCATCATATCCGATGATACGCCCTCACCATCGTCTTGTTCGATTGGGTCAAGCTCTTCATCTGATAATCTTGGAGTTGCTGCGTTTACTTTATGTTTGGTTTTTGTTCTCATAGTTTTGTGTCAAAGATTGCTGCTGAATAAATGTTTCCCATACCTGCTGCTAAACTTAAAATCTTAGTATCTTTATCTACTGTAACTGCAGACGATAGATACCGGTGGTCTTCTGTTGTCCTGTTTTTAATTGGTGGGACGACTCCGGTTTTTAAACTATCTA